CAGATTATGGTGTTGGAAAGTCATTTCCTTCAGGAAACTATACTGCACTTATTGTAGCGGAGTGTATTGCTAAGTAATGAGATTTATCATACTGTTTTTACTTTTAACAGGTGGGTATGCAAATGCCCACCAGTTTACTCCTACTTATCCAGAGCTAGAAATGTCGCATATAGCAGGAGTACTAAAAGCAGAAATGGTTCTTTTCAATACTAGAAAAGATATAAGGTACTACGAACTGAACGTATTTGACGAAGACTGGAATCCTGTACGGTTTGCAATTGAAAGCAGAGTAGTTCCTATGGAGTACCGAGAAACAAAGAATATAACAGTATACATTAGTAAAAAGGAACTTGATAAAGCTAGGTATATTTGTTCTAAATCAAAGATACTATTAACTGTGAAGGAACCTTCTATAGTATCTTCTCGAATATGTTCAAAACTAAAGTGAGACATTGTGAAGTTTTTAATAATTATAGTGCTGTTGTTCCTATGTTCAACAGCTTGGAGCGATTCAAGTTCTCTTAATTTGAACTTGCCAGCTTCTCCTCAAAGTTATGCATCCGATAGGATAAGGTCCGGTCAATTAGAGTGCCAGAATGCTATCGGCTCATCTACGAATGTAGAATTCGGGGTCGTTGGGTTTATAGATAATGGATATGATAGTCCTTATATAGTAGATCAGACAATGCCTCAAGTAAGAACAAACGACGTAGGTGTTTATGCTCGTATTAATATACCAATAGGAGCTCCAAAAGAGAGACTCAACTGTAATACTTTGTATCAGTTAGAGCTCGAAAAGAAAAGAATGGAGGTATTTAGGCTAAAGCAGGAGATTGCAAACTTAAGAAACTTGCAGTTTGTTGAAGACGTACCTAAACCACAAGTCCCTATGGCTGAAAGTATTTTAGCAACGGGGGAAGGAAATGACTAAATGGCGGAGTTTGAATTTGCGGGAATGACATTTAAGGGCGGAAAAGCTGCAATAGTTTTTACTGCCCTTTCTACACTTGGAGGCGCGTCATGGGCGGCTTTTGAGGTCTATAAAGACTATATGGATATGAAAGAAATTGTTCAAAATATTGATGTAGGCGCAATCGACGCTAGGAATGCTGTAATTGAAACAAAACTTGATGAAGCTATAGACTACACTCGAGATATTAAAAACTCATTAAAAGATGATATTACACGTATAGAGCGTGTATCTGATACTACTTCCGGACGTGTGAAGGACATACAAAGTGAGATTGACGGGAGGCTCCGAGAAGTTTCTGATCTTGCTCGAGAAACGGAAAAAGATGTTCGAGATACAATGAGAGATTTAGAAGATCGCATTGAAAATAAGATGGATAAGCTAGAAACAAGTCTCGAAGACAAACTACAAAAAGCGCTGGACAACCCTTTAGCGGACTAAGGTACAAAAAATAAAACTTGACTTTGCAACTGGCATGGAGTAGAATTGCAAAATGGGAAAAGAAGTTACGACAATATCCCCCGAGGGACTTGAAATTGCCAATGCTTATTTGCAGTTTGGGAACATTCGTGCAGTTTGTGAGATGATGGCAGTTCCAGAAAACCAAGTAGTTGAGTTACTAAATAAACGAGAAGTTAAAAAGTACATTGATACTGTTTATCTCGATATGGGGTACCGCAACAAAAACAATATTGCTCATGTGTTAGACGAAATGATTGCTAGTAAATTAGAAGAAGCTCAGGAGACTGGAGTATACTCTTCTAAAGATTTAGCAGATTTGTTGCAGATGGCACATAAAATGCGTATGGACGAAATCAAAGCGCAAGCTGAGTTATTAAAAGCCGAATCAACTAATATTCGTAATCAGACTAATGTTCAGATTAACGATGGCGCGCTACCTTTCGGTCAGGGCAATTACGGTAAACTCATGGAGAAATTACTAAATGGACCAGGAGAGTAGAATACACAGTATAGAGCTTGGGATGGCACAACATGAGTCTCAGTGCGAAGAACGCTGGAAAACAACCTTTAATAGACTTATGGACATAGAAGAGTCTTTAAAAAGAATTGAAAATAGAATCATGGTAGGCGCTGGAAGCCTTATTATTTTTCTTGCAGGAGTAATTGTAACATTACTCATGGGCTAATGGGTGCGAAAACATATAAACTATGAATTTCAAAGAAGATCATTTGCAAAAGACTTTGTTTTTGCATGCTCTATAGGCTTTAATATAGGGTTAATAATAGGTATACTAATGGTAGCATTTTCCTAATGAATATACAATTTTTAAATAAAACAAATGAATGGCAAATTACCGTAGATAACGAAGTACGGTTAATTGCAGAAGATTGGGAAGAAGTAAATGCTTTTATGCAAAGACTGCTTCTCCCATTACCAGAAGTACGTGATATGACTGCTTATGAGTTTAAGCAAGCTCTGGTTGACGCCGGAGAAGGAGAAGAGTAGTGCCAGCAGGTAAAGGAACTTACGGTAAAAAACGCGGACGCCCCGCTAAAAAGGGCAAGGGTAAAAAGAAAACTATGGGCGGATTGACTGCAGCCCAAAAGAAGCTGCCTCCAGCATTGCGAAAGGCACTTATGAAAAAGAAGCGTGGCGGTAAGAAAAAGGGTTAAGCGGAAAGCTGCAAAGAAAAAACCCGTACCAACTAATAAAAAGTTATATGCAAGGGTAAAAGCTCAGACTAAAAGAAAATTTGCTGTATATCCTTCTGCTTATGCAAACGGTTGGTTAGTTAAAACTTATAAAGCCAAAGGCGGTAAGTACCGCATGGGTAAGTAAATGGCTAAGCCAAAAGGTGGATTAACTAAATGGTTTAAAGAAAAGTGGGTAGATATTTCCCGTCCTAAAAAGGGCGGGGGATATAAAGCTTGTGGACGTAAAACATCTAAAAAAGGAAAATACCCAAAATGTGTGCCAGCATCTAAGGCCGCGAAAATGACTCCGGCACAAAGACGATCAGCTATTAGAAGAAAAAGAGCTGCAGGCAACCCCGGCGGAAAACCAACTATGGTGAAAACATTCGCCAAGCGTACAGGGAGAATGAAACGTGGCGGCAAAAAGAAAAGGTAAGAAAAGAGACCCAAGATTAGCACGTGCAAGAGTACAAGGATTCAACAAACCTCGTAGAACTCCAGGCCACTCAAAGAAGTCCCATATTGTCGTAGCAAAGGTAGGTGACAAAATCAAAACGATTCGATTTGGGCAAAAAGGTGCTAAAACAGCGGGTAAGCCAAAAGCAGGAGAAAGTGCTGCAATGAAAGCGAAGCGTAAAAGCTTTAAAGCACGTCATGCGAAGAATATCGCAAAGGGTAAAATGAGCGCAGCTTATTGGGCCGATAAGGTGAAGTGGTAGTGTTTGATTTAGAAGTATCTCATATTAATAAAACTTGGAAGTATAAGTACGACAAAGAGCAATATAAAGTATCCGACCATTGGAGAATAATGAAAGAAGCTCCTTATATCGGAGATTGTGAGGACTACTCTCTTACAGTACTATACTTAATCAGTGAAAAATCATGGCTTAAGTTTTGGCTTAATTTATTTACTTTTAAAGCAAAGATTTGTTTTGTAACTACACATACTGGCGGAGGCCATGCTGTGCTTAAGTTTGGTAAATTGTATATTGATAACTGGAGCAAAAAGTTTGTTTCCAAACAAGAAATGGAAAAGCTGGGACATAGATTCCATCCTTGGAGATTCCTGCCTACTACGGTAGCAATCAAGATGCTTATAGCAAAATTTAGGGGCTAACATGGAAGAGAAGTTTCACCCAGCAGATACAAACGGTGACGGAGAAGTCACCCCAGAAGAACAGGCAATGTACCTCGAGTTTAAAAGAAAAGAACTCGAAGATAAAGACGCTCAACGAGATGCTATTCGTAAGATGGCATGGTTTTCTTTAGTCGGTCTTCTGCTATACCCCTTTGGTATTTTTCTAACTTCTATGTTCGGGTTAGATCAAGCGGCAAATTTAATTGCAGATATTGCACCCACTTACTTTGCCTCAATCGCAGTACTAGTGTCGGCCTTTTTCGCCGCAGATGCAGTAGGGAGTAAGAAATAATGGAAATGTTACTTGATTTAGCAATGACTTTTTGGCAGTGGACAGTATTTGGAGTACTAGTAGTAATTGGTTTTATCTTTACTAAGTTTGATGGACAAGGTGAGCATCGTGTAGGATTTGAGTATTCTGAAATGCCTCATATGAAACCTCTTCCAATTCAGACTAAAAATAAAGGATTCTTCAAAGGTATTCTTATGTGGTTAATGGGAGTACGACAGTGGGAAATCTGTGATGACTTTCATTTTAAACTCGGTGGCGAAGAGTACGTAGTTCCTAAAGGTTTTGAATTTGATGGCGCATCCGTACCAAAGTTTCTAGCCATGTGGTTATCTCCTACCGGAGTACTACTTATGGGCGGATTAGTTCATGACTATGTTTATAAGTTTGCTTGCTTGAAAAAGAAAGATGGAACAAACACAACTCGAATGGACCAAAGTCAGGCAGATAAACTTTTTCGAGACATCTGCATTGAAGTAAACGGATTTAAGTTTTTAAATTATCTTGCTTACTGGGCATTAGCAGCCGCAGGCTTTATGGCTTGGAACGGGCACAAAAAGAGAGGTACCCACGTATGAAATATCTAAGTAAACTTATTGGTGAACGTAGTACTGCGGATGGTGTGGTACTTATCACACTTTGTGGCAGTTTTCTACTACTCGGGGGTCTTGCGAAAATAGCAGCATGGGCTGGATTAGCTTATGGTATATTTACTTTATTTAAGACGGAGTCCTAATGTTTGGAATGCTAAAAATGCTGCCTATTGCACTTATACTTGCGGGGGCGGGGTATGCTTATCATACAACTGTTGTAGGACAAAAAGATCTTGCAATAGCGCAGCTTGAAAAAAACAATGTAATTTTAAAAGAAAACACTATTAAACTTGAAACTGCGTTTGAAACAGCAGAAACAGCAAGAGTGCAATCTGAGCAAAATTTACAAAAACAATTAAAAGTAATTGGAGAGTTGGGCGAAAAGAATAACGCTATGCAACAAGAAATGGACAATTACTTATCTATTTTTAAGAGACACGACCTTACTAGACTTGCAAAAGCAAAGCCCGGGCTTATACAGCCTCGCATTAATAAAGGTACTAGGGAAGTCTTTCGAGCAATAGAAGAAGCAAGTAAAGAGGTGCAAGATGCGGACTCTAACTAGTCTATCCTTAGTTATGTTACTTGGTGGATGTTCATGGCTACAGCCTCAACCTCTGCCTGCTCCAGAACCAATAATTAAAACAGTTACTGAGTATAAAACACTGGAGATCTATCAGCCTCCTTTGCCTAAAGCAATTAATTTACAAGACGTAGAATTTTTTGTCGTTACAGAGAAAAATTTTGATGAACAGATAGTCCAACTTAAAAAATTACAGGATGGATCTTACGTTCTTTTCGGAATTACTCCTTTAGACTACGAGAACATGTCCTACAATTTACAAGAGCTTCGTAGATATATTCGCCAACAAAAAGAAATAATTATTTATTATCGAGAAGCAACACAAAATGATGTTGGTACTGATGCAGAAGATTGGCTTGAACAAAACGAAGAAACTTTAAAAGATCAAAAAACAGAGCAGTAGTTATGTCCGTAGAAATTAGTCGTCGAGATATAGTATCCGAAGAACTACACAATTTAGAATCTGAGACACGCTTTCTTAAGCTAGCCGTAACTCCCTACCTGGAGCTTCTCGGTGTTACACCTTTACCTTCTCAGGTAGCAATTATAAATGCGATAAATAATCCAAAATATCGCTTTGTCTGTGCCGCAGTCTCTCGAAGACAGGGCAAGACATACATCGCCAATATTATTGGGCAGCTAGTATCCCTAGTTCCAGGCTCCAATATTCTTATTATGTCCCCCAATTATTCGCTGTCTCAGATTTCTTTTGACTTACAAAGAAATCTAATCAAACACTTCGATTTAGAAGTTACAAAAGACAACGCTAAGGACAAAGTTATAGAACTGAGCAATGGCTCAACGGTTCGAATGGGTTCTGTTAACCAGGTTGATTCCTGTGTAGGAAGAAGTTACGATTTAATTATATTTGACGAGGCGGCGTTGGCAGACGGACGTGATGCGTTCAACGTAGCTCTTCGACCTACTCTAGATAAAGATAACTCTAAAGCTATCTTTATTTCTACCCCTCGGGGCAGGAACAACTGGTTCGCAGAATTTTACGATAGAGGTTTTAATGATGAGTTTCCTGAGTGGTGCTCTATACGAGCTACTTATAAAGATAATCCGAGAATGTCTGAATTGGATATTTCGGAAGCTAAAAAATCTATGTCCGATGCTGAATTCAGGCAAGAGTATGAAGCAGATTTTAATACATACGAAGGACAGATATGGAACTTCGATCACGAACAGTGTATCGTTAATAATGAAGTTCTCGACATATCTAATATGGATGTATTTGCTGGTCTCGATGTGGGTTATCGTGATCCAACTGCATTCTGCGTAATAGCTTATGATTGGGACGAAGAAGAGTACCATATATTAGGAGAGTATTTAGATGCCGAAAAAACAACGGAACAACACGCCCTTAAAATACAAGAGTATATTGATATGTTCGATATTGACTATATCTATATTGACTCTGCTGCTCAGCAAACTCGATTTGACTTTGCACAAAATTATGACATTAGTACCATCAACGCTAAAAAATCCGTACTTGATGGAATTGCACATGTAGCAAGTATTACCGATAATAATAAATTACTGGTTGATCAAAGATGCTCAGAAGTTCTAAGTTGTTTAGATCAGTATCAATGGGACTCTAATCCTAATTTAGCCAAAGAAAAGCCAAAACATAACCGAGCATCCCATATGGCGGACGCTTTAAGATATGCACTATATTCGTTCGAAACTAGTAACAGTGGGTTTTAAAGATACCTGTAAAAAATAGTATTTGACAATTTATCCTACAGAGGCTATAATTCAAAATGAAAAAGCTCAAAAGAGATCCAGTAAAATATATTAGGGATCGCGCGAAATCAAAGTACGAAAAGGGCACAGAGTGTGAAATTTGTGGATCAAACACTGAATTAGATTTTCACCACTTTTCTTCTTTAGCTCCTCTATTAAGGGAGTGGTTAAAGAAGAAACAAAGAGAGCGCCCAGATCACTACGTAGATGAGTACATTATTATTTGGCGAGATGAGTTTATAGAAGATAAGTGGGCGGAGCTGTATAACGACACAGTAACACTTTGCCATAAGCATCATTTGGAACTGCATAGATTGTATGGCAGAAATCCAGCCCTAGTGACAGCCACGAAGCAGATGCGCTGGGTAGAGATTCAAAGAGAAAAACATGGCATGGTATGATAGAATAATTGGCAAAGCGCCCGAAGTGGAGGAGAAATTAAATCCTGCACAGCCATACTTTGATCATAAAACAGAACCCTCTCGAGAAAAAATAACGAGCTACGAAAGGGCCTATGAAGATCTCGAAATTGTTAATCGAGGTGTAAATTTAATTGTAGACGATACTTCTGAAATACCTATTAGTGTAGGTGCTCAGGTACAGGGAATGTCTAGTGTAATTAAAGGGATCAAGCGTTCACGAGTCGAGCTACTCCTCAATAAAGAACCAAATCCCTTTCAAGATATTAGTACTTTTCGTCGCAACTTAGTAACAGATTTTTTAATAGATGGAAATATATTTATTTACTTTGACGGTGTCCATCTCTATCACTTGCCAGCAAATAAAATGACAATACACGCAAGTGACAGTACTTATATCGAAAAGTTCACTTTTAATGAGCAGATTAATTATAAGCCTAGTGAAATTATTCACATAAAAGATAATTCTTTTTACTCTATATACCGAGGAGTGTCCCGCTTAAAACCTGCTCTTAGAACTATGATACTTACCCGTAGTATGCGCGACTTCCAAGATAACTTTTTTAAAAATGGAGCAGTGCCCGGGTTAGTACTTAAGTCGCCCAACACACTCTCGGAAAAGATTAAAGAGAGAATGATACAGTCTTGGACTGCTAGATACAGACCAGACGCAGGCGGACGAAGACCCCTTATTTTAGATGGTGGAATTGAAATTGACTCCGTATCAAATGTAAACTTTAAAGAATTAGATTTTCAAACAGCAATTGCAGAAAACGAAAAAATTATTTTAAAAGCACTCGGAGTTCCCCCTATTATGTTGGACTCAGGGAATAATGCGAATATTCGACCAAACATGAGAATGTATTACTTAGAAACTATACTTCCTATTGTTCGTAAAATGAATTTTGCACTAGAAAGATACTTTGGATTTTCGCTTTCGGAAGATATTACAGATATTCCCGCACTGCAGCCAGAGTTAAGAGATCAGTCACAGTACTATTCTGCACTTGTAAATACTGGTATTATTTCTCCCAATGAAGCGCGAGACGCTCTTGGTTTTGACTCAGTAGAAGGGTACGATGATTTAAGAGTTCCTGCAAACATCGCAGGTTCAGCAGTAAACCCAGATGAAGGCGGGCGCCCCGTCGAGGAGGTAGAAGAATAATGGGAAGCATAAGAAAAAGAGGAAAAGTCCTCGAAGCAGTATCAATGGTAATGTTAGAAGAAGGTAAGATACTTACTAAGCGTGAGTATGAGCATATTGAAACACGCACACCTATTCGAGCAGGCCTTGTACTGAACTTTTTTGGGAGTTGGACTCGTATGTTGAGTATTATGGAGAACTCTCTTCCGGAAGTGTGGGCAGAAATTAAGAAGAAGGAAACCCCTCCTCCTAAGCCCGAACCCACGCCTAAACCCGCAGCGAAGCCAAAAGCAGGTAATGCTCTTGAAGCTTTGAGCAAGTCTGCTAAAGCAGAAAAGAAGAGTGAAAAGTAATGGAAAAAATATTTAACCTCACTTCTACCTTTAAAGCCCTCGATGAAGACGATGGGGGTGTTCATATTTGCGGTATGGCTAGCACAGCCGATTTTGACCGTGCTGGAGATACAATTGATCATGCAGCATGGACAAAAGGTGGATTAAATAACTTTGAAAAGAACCCTATTATTCTTTTCAACCACAATTACGACAAGCCTATTGGCCGAGCTACTGGACTAAAAGTTACTCCAGACGGTCTTGAGCTAAAAGCAAAAATTTCAAAGTCTGCGCCTGATCATGTCGCGCAGCTTGTAAAAGAAGGCATTCTTGGAGCATTTTCTGTTGGTTTCCGAGTCAAGGATGCTGATTACCTATCGGAAACCGACGGATTAAAGATTAAGGACGCTGAATTGTTCGAAGTATCAGTAGTATCGGTACCTTGTAACCAAGCAGCTACTTTCTCTCTGGCGAAGTCATTTGATTCTATTGAAGAATATAATGAGTTCAAAAAAACTTTCACTAATAGTGTAGATCTAGCCGGTCAGTCTCTGGCTAAAGATGAAGATTCATTTGAAGCTAGTGATACACCGGATGGAACTGAAAAGTCAGTTCAAAAGGAGATAAACATGTCGGAAGTAAAAACTCCCGAAATCGACCTGGACGCTTTTGCTAAGAAGGTGGCAGAAGAGACTGCTGCTAAGATTGCAATTCGACAGGCTGAAGAAAAAGCCGCAGCAACCGCTGCACAAAAACAAGCTGAAGAAGTAGAAGCAGCTAAAGCTCTAGAAGCTGAGACTGTAAAGTCAGCTATTAAAACAGGTATTGAGTCAGGCACTGAAAAGTTGCTTGCTGATGTACAAGAAGACCTTAACAAGAAGAATTCCAGCATGGAAGAAACTCTTGCTAAATATAAGCGCGACCTCGAAGAGAAGTCAGAAGAAATCTCTAAGATGCGTGAGTCTAAGCGTGTATTCGCTGATCGTAGTGAAAAGTCAGACATTAGCAAGTGGGGCCAAGACTTTATGACTGCTCACCTTCTTGGTGTAATGACTCGTAAGGGTTTCAACACTTCTTTTGCTCAAGATCTACAAGAAAAAGCTGGTATCGATTATACTACTAACGCAGCAGACATCGATCAGGAAGTTTCTAATCTCATCGAGAAAGAAATCATGAATGAGCTGAAAGTAGCTCGTTTGTTCCGTGAAATCCCAGTTAATGGTGCAGCAACTGTACTTCCTATCCAGCCTGATGTTGATGCGGCTGCATGGGCAACTGCCGCTACTGGCGGAAACTTGCAGAACCAAGGTAACTCTGGCAGCAACGCTAACAAGTTCCAGCCTAAGCAAGTAATCTTGAATGCTTACCGTCTCGTTTCTAGTTCTTTCATGGACAACGACGTTGACGAGCAAGTACTCATTAACTTAATGCCTATGATCGTTGAATCAGTAGCTCGTGCTCACGCAAAAGCTGTTGAATCTGCTATCCTTATGGGCGGTGGTTCTATCACTGGTCTTGACGGCTATGCAGCTACTCACTCTGGCAAGATTGACCTTGATGGCGCTTCTATCGCTACAGGTAACTCTGCTAAGATGACTTCTGCTATGTTGCTTGCAGCACGTCAAGGAATGGGTAAGTATGGTCTTAACCCAACTGATTTGGCCTACATCGTAAGCCAGAACAGCTACTACGATCTGCTCGAAGATGCTAGCTTCCAAACTTTGGATGAAGTAGGATCTGACCTTGCAGCACGTG